TGGTTTTCTAGGTTCTGATTCAATTCTATCGAATCTTTCTAGTTTAAAACTCTTAGGATTTCTATTCTCATAGAAGTTTACTACCAACGCATCGATATCTTTATCTAAATCCAGATTTAATGCTGATTTATTTCTACCGTTATCGAATATATTGTATATTAATCTTGTAAAAGATTCATTCTTAAATTTAGTTTTGAATTCTGATTCACCTAACGACAATAAAGATATTAGATCTTCTTTTTGATTTAATGCTAATTGACCCTCAAACAAAACTGATATTTGTTGTACTTCTAGTTTCGATGCCCACTTCTCAAGAATTCTAGGGTCTCTAATAACTCTTTTAACTTTTGTAGGATCTGTTGCGTTAAGTACTTGTATGTGTGTTAATATTAAATTGTTTTTTGGTAATAAGTCATATTCTATGTCGATAGTTTTCTTATCTACCATATAATCAAATCCAAATTTCCAATCTTTTGGCATTTCATTTAACGCTTCATCTGAAATAGTGTTAAAATGTTTAATGGCATTTTCATAATATTTAACGAGAGTTCTATCTACGCGATTCATTGCCGTTTTTGAACCACTCTTAAAGAATTCAAATTTACCAACCTCTTCTTTTCTTACGTGAAAACTTGATGCTTGCACTTTTTCTGTTACAACACATATGTTATTCAATAACTCATTAAAGTCATTGATATTAGTAGATTCAAAATATGTTTTTAGGTTTTGTAGTGCCATATTATTTTTATTTTATCTGCCGTATTTGATGATTCCCATCAATTGATTGATTGCAGCAAAAGTGCCTGTTAATTTGTAAGTATGTCCTTTATATTTAAAAACTAAACCTTCAGTTGGTATAATAGACTCTATTCCACCAATTCTTTCTAATCTAGCAAGTTCAGCTTCTACTTTTTTAATTTGATCAATTCCACCTGATTTTTTAATCTTAGCAGCTTCAGTTCTAATTTGAGTATGTAGTCTTTGCATTTCTTTATCTGGCGATGCAGCTACAAAGTTACTTGCGTTTTTCAAAATTACTGATCCTAATTCTAAGAACAGATCTTCAAATGGTCTGATGTTTTCTTTATACTTCTTTTTAACATCTTCTTTATCAAACTTCTTAATTAGTGCAGCTTTGTCTTTACCAATAGCTTTGTCTAATGATCTTAAATTTAAAGTTTTCTTATCACCATATGCCCATCTTAATAATAAACCTTCTTTATGGTTTTGTTCTAGGTCGGGGAAATTTGTGTCTATGGTTTCTCTCCACCACATTTCGTGATATCTGGAAACTTCGTCAGCATCTGTTAGTTTATAACGATTCTTTAATGCTTCTACTTGTTTAATGAATTTTGACTTGTTTGCTTCAAAGTCAACGTCTTTAGCAATCTTTAATACCTGCGGTGGAATTATAGTAAATGTGTTTTGGACATCTTTCTTTAATTCTTTTAAAGCACCTACTAATTCTGTTGCTAGGTTTTGAGTTCCTGTTTGATTACCTTCTCCGTCTGTTTCTACTATATTGTGAAATTGAATGACATCTCTATCATAATATATCACATTAGGGTTTTTAGAGTAGATTAATTCCATGTTAACGAAATTTAATCCATTTGCAAACATTGATTGATCCTTAAGTTTTGGTAAAGCGTCAGCTAAATCTTTTGCTGCGAAAATATATGTTTCTTCTACTAATTTAGAAGCGTGACCAGTAAACATCTTAATAATACCGTTTAGGTCTATTGGATTTTTCATTTGACCCTTATTTCTGGCAAACATTGTTTCGCCATCTTTAACAGTTGCAAATAAATTTTGACCATCTGTTTTTTCAGTAGGATCTTCTTCAAAATTAAGTTCTCCACTTAATCCAGATTCTATAAGCTTTTTAAAATCACCAAATGTCAATGACTTGTTATCAAACGGGTGTGACATGTGACCGGCTGCTCCACCTTCTAATATTAAATTAGATTCTTGTAAGTGAACCCTTTCGGTTATAAATGTACTAAAGTCTGTATATATTTTCATAGTAGTTGAAAGTAAAAACTAGAGAGTGTTATGCTCTCTAGTTTATATATTGTTTTTACCCTAGTGATGATTTTAAGGCACCAACCATAGCACCATAATCTCCTGAGTTTTTAGAAATTAATCCATCTACAACTTCACCTGCCTTATCTTCGTCAAAGTCATCTCCGAATGCTTTCTTTAATACTGAAAATGCATACTCTTTAAATTCTTCATCTGAAGTAACTTCTGCTTCTGTAACGATTGATTCTTTTATTATTTCTAATCCCCAGTAATTAGCCATATCATATTTTACTGGATAGATTGCTAAATCTCCTACGTTACCTTCAGTTGCTTCTATATTCTTAGTAAGGTAAAATTCTCCGGCCGCTTCTTCATATCCGTAATCAGCAGGATCAGCTTTCATCTCTTTTTTAAATGATTTTGCTATGTTTTTAAATTTACCTATTTCAATAACTTCTACTACATTGTCATTGTAATCTACACCTTTATCGCCTACTGTTAAATCTCCTTTAGCTTCATTTAAAGCTTTAACTTTAATCTTAAAAGTTTCATTAGATTCTTCAATATATTCTCCTAATTCTGGGTCACCCCAACCATCATCAGATGCTAACACTGATTGTAGATCTTCTCTTGAACCTGTTAATTCAACTTCTGGCCATCCACTCGGTCCGTTATTATCAATGATCTCCATTGTAACCTTATATTTCTTAAGTAATTTTTTTAATACTTTAGATCCAGGATCTGTTGCATCCATAACAACAGAAGCTTCTAATACACCTTCTGCATATTTAATGGCTTCAAACATTCTAAATTCAAAGTTGTCTTTTACTTCACCTTCAAAGAAAGAGTTAAATCTATCTAGTAAATCTTGTCCCATTTTAGCAAAGCCACACTGCTCTAAGAATAATGCAGTTCCTTCTGCAATACCTTGACCTGACCATCCAGCTGCATTTGAAATTCTAGAATATTCTTGTTCTAATGCATCTTTAATTCTTGTTGATCCAATGTTTACTGACATTTTGCCTAAACCATCAACTATTACTGGAATAGATCCTATATTACCTTTAATAGCACCTGCACATTTTTCTCTTTCTCTATGGAAATTAGCATCTTCCATTGAATCTAAGAATAATTTTTTAATTGCACCTAATAAAGTTTTCTTATCGTTAGATGCGCCAATTGCATTTAATTTAGAGAATAAAATTTTATTGTATTGAGTTACTACTTTTTTAGCATCTCTCTTACCTTCTACTTTAATAGCTTCATTAACTACTGATTCATTGCACATTGAAAATAATTCTTGTGCAATCTTTTTTGCTTTAGAACCTTTATGTCCATAAGATTCAACTGTATCTAAAGCATCTTCCATTTCCATGCCGTGTAATTCTCCCATGTCTCCTCCTCTTTCATCTAAAAGATCCTGTAAGATATTTTCAGCTTCTGATTCATTAACTACTGATTCAAATGCTGGTTTTAAATCTTTATCACCTGCATAGATATCTGCCATTAACCACTTTCCTGATTTTTCATCAAAAAGGTAAATGAATTCTGCTCCGCCTTTATCACCTGCAGTTGAAATATATCTGCCAATGTTTTTAACGTTACCTTTCATATTATCAGATCCTCCGTAGTAGTTCATTCCACTTGGATCAGCTTCTAGGCCTGAATTATCTCCGTTTTTAAGAACCATGTTTAGTGGTGAACCACCTTTTAAATATGTTTTCTTAATAAGTGGTAGCATGTTATCAGGATATGAATCATAATGTGTATACACAGACTCTATGTTACCTCTTTTGTCTATTTTACCAAATTGTCCTCTAGTTCCTTCTATGATTAAAAAGGATTCGTTCATTTCAACACCTCTTAATTTAGTAAAGAATTCAGATTTTTGTTCTTCTGATAATTCTTTTACAGATGTAACATTAAATTCTGATAAGAGATCCTTAAACGTATTAGCTTCAGATTCTCTTTTTGCATTTTGTTCTTCTTGTAATTGAGCTTTATCGTTTTCAGTTTTTACCTTAGCAAACTGCTCAAATGATTTTAGTTTTTCCATTATGATTATATTTGTTTCATTATGATTATTTTATTATATATCTCCTTCAAACGACACATTTTTTATATCGTATGCAAACTTCTGTTCTTTATATATGGCTTGTCTAGCTTTAGCATGCCTAATTAGATAATTATCCCAGTCTGGAGATGATAAATCATCTACAAAATCTATAATATTTACACTGTCCTTTGAACTATGTTGCCTTAGTCCACGACCAATTGATTGTCTAATTACAACCTCTGATTTAAAAGATTCTGTGAAGAATATGTTATGTATTCTTTTTATAGAAATTCCGGTTGAAAAGGTACCATATGAAGCAACAATTACTACATCTGCATTTTCTTCCATTTTCTTTTTATATTCTTCCCTGATCGAAGTTTCAGTTCCGCCATCAACATAATATATTGTCTTATCACTCTCTTGCCTAAGCTTAGCGTATAGTTTTTTACCATGTTCGATCCTGTGGAAAAGAACAAGACTGTTACCTCGTACTCTGGATATAATGTTCGAAATGAAATTAAGACGCCCTTCGGAATTAATAACATAGTTTTGCTCAAATTTGAATACATCTTTACTTTCATATCTGTTTTGTGACATTTCTCTAAATGCATCCTTTGTAGATTGAGGAGCATAATCCATTTTAATAACTTTAACCTTACATTTTGCAATGTGTCCTTCATTTTGTAGGAAATTTGCAGAAACCTCAGTGATCAAAGGACCAGTATATGCCATTAGTGTAAGTCTATCTATTGTACCTTCTTTTGGAATAGTACCAGATAAACCATATCTGTATTTAGCGTTTACACACTTTTGTAATATTGTCTTAATTGAAGTAGATTTGGCCTTATGTGTCTCATCAATTATTACTGCATCAAATTGTTCAAAATATTCTTTATTCTTTTTAACAAGAGATTGATATGTTCCAATTACTACATTTCTACCGGGTCTTATTTTTTGACCAGAATAAATTTGTTGTACTTTTATATCTACTGAGTTTCTATAATTATAATCTAAGAAATCTTCACTAGCTTGTACAACAAGAGAAACGTTAGGTACAATAAAAAGAATTCTCTCTGATTTCTTTTTTTCTAATTGATATGCTACTGTTAAAAATGATATTAATGTTTTACCTGCAGAGGTTGCAAGCTCTGATAAACATTTTCTGAATTTAAGGATATTAAATGCTGCTTCTATTTGATAGTCGCGGGGAGTTATTTCTGATTTCTCAAAAAACTTTAAGGCCCATTCTGTAAACTCTTCCTGGTTTATTTCAGTGTCAAATAGGACAGTTATACCATTTAATTTAAGTTCATATCCGTATTCTTTACATATTGACATGACTTCTCTCCATAGTCCAGATGGAATCCACTTATCATCCTTTATGTACGATATGTAACCGTCCCACAATCCTTTCTTAACTAATGGATTAAATCTCCACGATTCAATTCTCTTGTTAAGAGAGATATTAAGTTGTTCAAGCTCCATTTCAGTTGCATCATCAATACGAAGCAACTGTCTATTTTCTGTTAAACTAAGTTCCACATTTAATGGGACTTTTTATTTTTAGTTACAGGTCTTTAAGTGCTAACCTATTTCTAATGGCAAATCCCATGTTATCTAGGGTTTTTACCGATTCTTTCATGAAATCTAATTGATTTTCTAAAAGAGATAATTTTGTATGTTCTTGTACTAGATCGTTTTCAATAAAACGCTCTTTTTGTTTTTCGCCAAGCTTATAGTCATATTCAAAGTATCTAATATATGCCTCTCTCCACCTGGAATTTATGTTGTTTTTTTGTTCTTTAACCTTAGTATTTAGGTATGCTATTTGTTCTACCATAGTTTGTCTAGAAGATAATACTCCTGATATGGTTTCTTCCATTGCATTTATATTTCTTAGAGAACTTGCTAGATCTTTAATGTTTTTTGACCATCCAGCCCTTTGTGAACTCAATTTTTCATCGAGTGCTAATATCTTTTCTTTACTCATTTAAAATAATGATTTTTTGTTAGGATCTGGTTTTATGTGCTTAGAAGTTGTTTGTCTTTTCTTAAACTTAGGCTTGCTAAACTCAATATCAGGTGTATTCGGGTCATCAGGAATTTCTACTGCCTCAAAGTCTATGAGTAGTTTATGCCCTTTAAATCGGTCTCTATCGTTATAAAAATCTTCTAGGTTTTCTTCAACCATAAATGTTAGTTCTTCTAAATATACCATAAATCTAGTTGGCTTGATGTAAAATAGTTATTGATATTTTTAAAGGCATCTGACTTTAACTCAAAACATTTAATCATCAAATCATTAAGATCTTTGATATTATATGTATCTAAATTACTGTCCTTTAGAAATTTGGACCACATAAATACTGGTCTTCCTTTCTTAAGCTTCTCTATCATTTTCTTTTTACCAGTGTCGTCGTTATCGAACATATATCTTACTGTTTCGATTTCATCAAATTCTTCAGTAGATCTTCCAGCTGTTGCTAACGCCAACGAGTTTGACATAAATTTAGCATCAAGTGGTCCTTCAAATAAAGTTACTGGCCTTTGAAAAGACACTCTCATAATCCCGAATAATGTAGAAATCTTTGCTAGTTGATTAGACTCTGCTTCTTCAATTTTTAAGGGTTGACCCATTTCTTCATAAAGCTTAGGTAAGTCATATGAAAGGTATCTTTGTCCATATCCTTTCATTCTTCTAGTTTGTGCACCTATAATTTTATTATCCGTACTTAAATTTAAAATCCACAATCTATGTTCTTTGGCAGAATATAAGAACTCGTCTAATTTTTTATGCAATAACCTATCTTTAAGTTGAAACCATATCCATTCACCTGGTTCAATAGATTTAGCCTTAAATTTTGATTTAAACAAATCAATGTCTATTGCATGTTTTTGCACATCTTCAAATAAAGTAGGTTTAAGAACATTTTCTGATCTTACTTGTAATTTATTTTGTTGTATGTAATCTATTACTGCAAATGAATCACCGCTTTTACTAAGCTTAATTCCATGATCCTTTAAGAATGTGTGTAGATTTGTATGGTGGCCGCAATTATAACAGTGATATTGTAGCGTGTCCCAAAATATATTACCACGTTTTGCAGTATCATCTTTATGGGAATCACCACAATAAGGGCATGCAAGGGTTATTCGCCCATGCATGCTCTTTAGTGATTGCTTATTTGGATTAGAATGTTGTTGAGTAGTTACTTGTATAAGTGCGTACTCTATTCTTTCCTTTAGCTCTTGTGTTAATTCTATGTTATTATTAGATGTCGAGGTCATTCAAGAAAGAATCAAGATCATCATCTGTACTAACTGCAGCAGTTTCTTTTGATTCTGTCTTTGCAGGAGCCGGAGCTGCTGCTTCAACTACTGCTGTTGCACTTGTAGTAGCTTTCTTTGGTGTAGATGTTGAACTACTTGTCATCGCAGAGATAGAATCTCCAGGATTTAAGTACATTCTTAGTACATCGTTTACAAAAGATCTAGTATCTTCGTCCCATGCTTTGTAGTCATAGTTCACGAGAGATGGTGCATTCTCAAGCTCAGTTTTAATTGCAGTCATTGTCTCTTTGTTTCTTTCTGCTGGAGAATCGCCCATTAAAATTGCAGAAGTACTAGCAGAGAACTTAGATTTATCGTAGTTGTTATATTCACCTTGGCGAGTAATGATCAATTCGAAGTTTTTGCCTTCAAATAGGTCAAACACCTGTGTTGGTTCACCGAAATCTGGCTTAAGCTCAGCATCGATTTTTTCTTTGATCTTGTAACCGAATTTGAATACTTTGTAAGTACCTTCTAATTCTGGATTTTGTGGATCTTTTACGATCTTAATTAAAGAATAGTACTGCTGACGTCTCTTTAATTTCTCTGATGACTTGCGATCTACTGCTGAATCTGATTTTCTCAGTTTCCAGAATACATCTGCAATTGGGCATTTTTCACCTATTGAAGATGGTGAATCTACCAATTTACCGTCACCACTAGAATTAGTTAACCAGTGTACGTATTTTTGAATTAGAGAATTTCTTGGATTCTCTGGATTTGGAACAAAGCGGATTAGTGCTTTATAAGTTCCGTCTTTGCCGTCATCGGCAGTTGGTTTGTAAACTTCGTTTACTGTTGTTCTTTCGGGCTGATGCGTTTCTACGTCTTCTACGCCCAAGTTAAAAATGTCAAATGATTCGCTCATAATACCTTTAAATTGTTTAATTGTTTAATACTTGAAATTACTTTAATGTTCTTTCGTTACCTTATAGTGTATAATAATAAATAGTTTCAACTTATTTCTAAGATTGCTCCTGAAGGTTCCTTCCATCTATTTTCCTCTAACTTAATCAGTCCTGACTTGTGAAGTAACTCTGACGCTTCCTTTTCAGTAAGCTGGTTCGCTATCACCATTTTTTCGAGGATCTTAATTAGACGAAGGTATTCAATAGTAATCAACATATAAATTAATACTTTAATTATTATACATATTATATATCTTAGTTCCCAATTGTTTCATGGAGAGGCTTATTAAAAATAAATAATAAAAAAATGAAACAGTTTCTCACAACTAGCATATAACAAATGTTATCTAAGTCTGGAGGAAAGATTAGGTGGAGGGGTTTGAAACGTATGTAACCAAGAAATACGCATCGACTAGGTCGTCTAACGGCTTCGGGATCTTTTTCCCAATTTCCAAGTTTTTAACCATAGAATGCAAGGGGCTTCGAGCCAAGATTGGGTCATCGTTCACATTTTGCTGATAAGCCTCAAACAACTGAAGCTTGTTCATGTTACCTTTACCAGCAAACTTTTTAATAGTTGTAGGAGCCACAGTCAATATGTCTTTAACGTGAAGTTGAGTAATCATCTGTTCTTTAAGAATAGCCGCACCTGCAGCCATGTCAATTATATTGTTAGTTCCCATTTTAGAACCATAAGAAGTACCTTCAAATGCAACTATATAATCTTGTTTAGATTTTGTAACATTAAGGATAATATTAATAATAGCGTCAGCAGTTGCCATATATCTTCTTACCTTTGCTAACTCATTCTTTGAATAATCTCCAAATGTGGTCTTCCAATCTTCTTGATAAATTAATGTGACATCATCTAATAAGCCTATATCTTCCTGAAGCTTTTGTTCCTTTTTGGTACCTAAACCTGGTTTAACGTAACTTATATAATGATGTGTGTTGGATTCTGTATTGAAAATACAAATACCTGGAGAATTTAAAGAAAAATCTACTGAAACGTAATTCATTTAGAATCTTTTACCAAGACTAGCACCTAGTGCGGCACCGACAAGTCTTGAAGTTAATAAATCATATAATATACCCTTTTGAATACCTAGTACTCTAGCTAATAATTTACCAACCGATTTACCTAAGGCAAAACCAGTTAAACCACCTATTATTGATCCTAAAAGACCTTCATTTGTCATCTCTTCATTAAGCTTATCTAAATCATAAGTACCGTCTTCCTTTTGATATGTATTACAAAATTCATCGATAGCTGCATCTATTTTAGCCTCTAATTCAGGAGACCATTCAGAGTTTAGATTCTCTTTAAGAATATCCATGTCTTGATCAGTAATCTTCTCTTCGACTAAGTATTTATTAAATGTTTTCATATTGTATATATCTTTCTTTATTATGCTCCAGAGAAATCTTTAAAAGGAAGTTCTGTTTTATGTTTCTTTACAAATTCTTTATATGCCTTTTTCTTTTCGGCACTTTTTAAAACCTTATACATTTCTCTTAATCTATCAGCATGTGCTGATCCACTTTTATATGATCTGTTATCATCTGCATATTGATAGTGTTTATCAAATGATTTCATAGATGCTAAATATTGATCTAGCGGTGATACAAACTTTTGTAAGAACATTTGTTGAATTTCATATTCAGAAGATTTTTTCTTGTTTAAATAGAATTCATATTGTCCTCTCCAGTTAGTTCTTTTATATGCGTGTAAAATATCTTTACCTTCAGCGTGTTTTATAGTAATTTCCCACTTAATACCTTTATCGCTCGATTGATCTACATATATAACATCATCTAAGTTATCTGCAATATCAGCATATGTTAGTAATTTAATAATACTCATACGTAAATCTTCTTCTATTTCGGATGGAGTTCCCCATCTTCCTCTTTCAAAATCTTTGTAAGAATAATAACTTTCTAATGTAAGTAAATGTTTCATATCTTATATATTAGTCTAATTCTATTCTTAGTTTAAGTTGATTGTAATAAAAATTAATTTCAAATGTACTGAATTCAGATATGTTGTCTGAGAAGTTTAAATTAAGTTCATTAATAGAGTTCATTATTGGTTTAGCAAACTGCATATATGCAACTGATGCACCTTCAGAATCTAAAATCCTTAACGTTAAAGGTTCTGTATATGGCTCTGTGGTTGATCTTGCATAATAATATAACAAAGTGTCCATCATTATCCAATAATTTATAAAACCGTCTAACAGTTGCATAGTTACTGTAAACTGTCTTTCAATTGTATTTTGAATAGGAACTGCACCTCTTTGGTATCTTATAGAACCATCATTATCTGCTTGTGATATAGGGTCGAAAGAAACACCTGGTATATTTACACCTTGTATAGAATAATTAACAAAATCTATAGGTTCTGCTAACATTGATCCAGGCACCTTTGTTAGGTACGTTTTATATTTCTCGGCTACTTCTGCTGGTATAAAATTCCTAGGGAACTTAAAGTCAAATGTATTATTCCTACTATTTAAAATCATATTATGCTTTTATAAATTCTCCAGAGGTCACATACGTTTGTTCAATACCATTGTCTACACTAATATAAAACTTGTTGTTGCTCATGTTTCTAATTGCTTTAGCGTTAGCTTCGTTTATTTTAAATAAAACTTCACCTTCACCCATATCTATGTCTTTATTAGATATATGATTAAATACTAATTTATTTGTGCCATCTCCAAACGATAATACTAATCTTTCAGCATTTTCAAAAGAAATAAATTGAATATCATCTCCTATTTTTTTAGAAATTACAAATTTAAAATAACATGCAAATGGTGGAATACTAATTCTAATATCTCCTTCAACCATAAATGCAGAAGTTTCAATTTCTTCTACATCTTTGATCATTGGATTTTCACCTTCACCTTCTAATTTAACCTTAGAAGATGTTGCTATAATATTGTGTCTTTCCATAAATGCAGGCACAACTTTAACAGATCTAGGCACACTATCCATAATCAAACTTTTAATTACTTTATTACCTGACAAATTGGGTAATATATTGTAAACCTCAGTCATTATATTAGGGCTATTGATTTTTAGTGCCGAAAGTTTTTTACCGTATTTGCCAGCCTGATTTAAAATCATACTAGCTCTTTTAACTATTTGTGTATTGTCTGTTTGATTATAAATTCGCATAGTTACTTCAATAGAAAAGTTAACAGCAATATTTGCATTTTTTATAATAGGTCTAAACAGTATAGGATCATTAAAATCTTCATACTGTGTAAATGTTAATTCATTAGTCTTTACATATGCAGTACCTATTTGTTCAAATACATCTACATCAAATATTGCTATTATATCATCTGATGTTGTTTGAATTCTTTCTAACACATATGCCTCGAATGCCCCTATAGAGTTATCTTTTTCGCCATATATTTTAAAATAGTCTCCATCGTTTGCATCTTCTATTACAACAGTAAAATCTTGATACTCATCTTCTCTAGAAACACTAAACTTATTTTCTTCACTTGTGTAAAAATAATCAAAACCATTACCGACCTCTAACCTGTCTATTAGTTTAAAACTAATTCCATAGTTTGTAGCCGGATCTAAATCACTTGATCCTATTGTTCCATCTCCATAAAATCTATCTTTAAATTCTGAATTCTGACCTATGATAGAAGGAATTTTAATTTCAATAAATTTGCTCCACAAAGTTTCACCTAAAATAAAAGGTCTTGGATTAGCATATTCGTAATTACTAGTGTTAAGATACACTAACTGTGTTAAATAATTTTTAATTCCAGTTGTTCTATCTGCTGTAACTTCTAATAAGAAACCTTCATAGTCTCTTGCAGAAAAGCTATATCCGCTTTTTAAATGCAATCTTATAGAATCATATTGAATGTAATTAATATTTTGAGTAGCTTCTACTTGGTAATTAATAAGATCAGCTTCATTACCACCTGTCCAACCTGCATTATTGTTTATGTAATTAAACATTTCATAATATCCTGTTGAATCATATCCTAATAATGCATATCTAGATTCATCATTAGGTACTTTAACACCATGATATCTTCCAATTGGTTGATTAATATCATTACCAGTAACTTCATCTGGTGTAGAAAACAGAGGATTTGCTCTAGTATCTACTATTACTTTACCACCAATAAGATTTGGGTAATTATATTCAACTGTTCCGTTTTGATTAGGAATATATTTACCTATTTTAGTAACGGATGAATATGACCATATTCCTAAAGTTCCACTAACTGAGAATAATTCAGGATTATCTAATGCAGATAAATCAAATTTATAGGTTTTACCATTTTGTAAAAGTAAAGTTCTTGCAGCAAAGTTTTCAATAGATAAATATCCACTAATTGTTGTAACGTCAAAGTTTACAACATCACTACCTAGTTCATTTATTAAATGCCTAGAGGCAGTTGGTACATTTCTTACAGTGTCTAAGAATTTTACTTCACTGCCGTTATCGTCTACTTCAATTTTAGTAGCGTCTGGATTACTTTGATCGTGATATATGAATTCTAATAAAACGTCTTCGTCTATCCTGAAATATCTTGATGATTTTGCCATATTGTTTAGAATCTCAAAAATTTAGGTGACCAATACACTCCTAAACCAATAGAAGGACCAGTACTAATTACTTGATTATTATTTAAGTTTATTCCATAACCAACTCCAATTCCAATAGACCATCCTGATTTCTTTTCAAGTTTTCTATTTAAACGAGTGTTGATTAAGTTTATGTTTTCAATGTCTTTAATTTCTATACCAGGATAACTAGTACTTAATTTTAATTTATCTGCGCCGTCTACGCTTTCTATAGCAGCAAACAAACTTAATGTTTGTTTTAATTCAAATTTACTATCTAAAACTCTAAATTGACCGAAATCATATTTTAATGTAGAAGTTCCAAATAGAGATCTGCTGTTACCACTACCATAATCTTTAAATGATTCATATTTAACTTCAGCAGTGGTTGAATCTATTTGAGTTACGCTTGTATTTGCTAGTAAACTATCTTTAATTTCTAACTCAGCAGATATCAATGAATTAACATCTGATAAATCATCATTTAAGTCTAGTGCTTTTTTATACTTATTAGTCATCTTGATGAGTTTATTATCTTTAATTGATAAATCAACTTTATAAGATCTTATTTGTGCCAATTGATCACCGTTATCATTTTTTAAAACTGTAACAGAATCTTGGGCAGCTAATAAATTATTTAAAGAAATATTAGCATCTTCTTGTGCATATTTAACATCTTGTTTCAAAGAGGCCACTTGGTTGCATTGTCTTAAAAATAACAACACAAAAAGAGCACCCAATACAAATGTAAGGGTGTTCTTATTGCCAAATATTTTCTTAATTATTTCCATTTTTTATCCGTTAAATTTAACGCCTCCCTCATCGTCTTCCTCCGGGAGTGATGTACCTTGAATTCTATAGAAGAAGCTTTCACCAACAGTTAAACCTCCGAATGTTAATGCAATGTCACCATCTATGTCGTTTTCAGCGGAAATTGTAGGATTTATCGTATAAGTTCCAGTCCATGTTGTTACTTGGCCTTTACTTGTCTGTTGTGAACTACCTGATACGTTTCCGTCCATTACCACACTCATGTTAGAGTTACTTACGTCATCAGGGTTTGTTGGAAATATGTTTTCTCCAACACCCGTTAATGTAAACCCAAGACTTAGAGGGTAACTACCAGTGAATCTTGTACCGGAGGAATTATGATCATCCAGTATAATTCCAATACTACTCGCCGGCTGAGATTCAGATGGTGTAGGGGTTGGGGTTGGAGTTGCACTCGCACTCGATGTTGGAGTTGGAGTTGGACTCGCCTGTACGCTGCCACTACCTGCTTGATTTACTGTAATAGAATTAGTGGTTGCACCATCGGAATGATTAACTGTTAATACTGCTGATCTGTTCTGATTGGTTGTATTATCAGATACCGTAATCTCCCACGTATCAGAGCTTCCAACTTGATTAATGGCTATCCATCCTGCAGGATTTTGCCATTCATAATTATCATCGCTTGGAACTACTGTTACTGTTCTTGTGTATGTATGTGCCATTTTTTATTTTGTTTTATTTCTTTTATATTTATATTTATTAATCTTAAGAAGATGTACTATAATCACTACATTTATTTGTAGTCATTTCTAAGCCTAGTCCACCTACTCTATTGAACCAAACATCTTCACCGTTAGAATGATCTATATAATATTTACCTTCTTCTGCTTGTGTTGAAGAACCATTGGCTCCTACATATAATATCGTTCCGTTTTGCCAAACTGCATCAGCTGATGAATATACACTTGATCCGTTTCCTATTTCACCACATGCAGCTTGTGCACTACTACCTTTATAAACGTTAAAGTCAATACAAGTAAAGGCTTGCATTAAACCACCGATTAAAGTATAAGTTGCATTACTATTAGTAGGGTGTGCTATTATTAAATCGTCTAACTGTAAACCATTTGCTGGACATCCACCAGTATCTATACTGTCGATGTGTATATTACCATATGTTCTCAGACCTGCATATGTACCGTGAGTAAATGTAACACTAATTCTAGAATCGGCTTGAACAACCGTCGGTACATCATTACCAGATGTTTGTCCACTATAATTATAAGAATATGTTAGTGAGGCTGAGCCAGGCCCTCCTCCTTTTCCACCATTATCATCATCTAATGTATATTGAGCAAGTGATGTGTTATTAAATGTAACAAATATATCGTCTGCCGATGCCGAACTACTTGGAGTCGGAGTCGGAGGTATTGCACTTGAACTTGGAGTCGG